TCTTCCCGTTCGTGTCATTTAAGCAGTTTTTTTGGTAGGAACCAATTCCTCTGCTTTACGGCGATAGCTAGCAGCTTCTTTGGCTAGTTTATCAGCTTGACTACGATACCATTTTGCTTCAGCTTCTGGGCTGTCAAAACTTTCAGATTGTATCTGTTGTGCAATTTCTCCCTCTGCACCAACCTGTTTATTTTGAATGTTCAAACTGGGGTCATTCAATTTAGTTGCAGTTAATTTTTCTGCTTCTTTTTCAGGACTTTCCTGCAATGCCAATTGATCAATTGGTACACCGCGTTGCTCAGCAATGATCTGATTTAACTCCGACAAAAGTAATGAGTATTGCACGGTAGGAGTCATTTCAATAGCATTAGTGGGAGCTTTTATCAGTCTGTTGTTGACATGTAACCAGGGCAACATGCGTGAACCGTCTGGAAATTGGGTACGATCCAATGCTTCTGCTAACTCATATGAACTTTGTCCAGCGCCGCTTTCTACTAGATTAATAAGTGCATCGTGATAAATGTCTGGCATGTTTTCTGTAGGAATAATCAAACAGTTGTATGCATCGCCGGGCAACGAACGATAGGCCACTAAACATTTTTTGTTAGTAGCTTTCACACGACCCACATGTTTAAGTTCTGCCATATTAGGCTCCGGTAGCAGGTGCTGTATCTGTAGCAGGCGCCGGTTGTGCAGCTTGTTGTTTTGCGATAAGTTCCAAGAATCCAGTCAATTTGGTATAGGTCTGGCCCACAGCTACCATCTCATTTGGTTTGAATGCACCGCGTGAACTGGCAATATCAATGATAACTTTCATTGCGTTTAGGTCATTCACTGTAAGTTCTTGTGAACCTTCTGCTTGATCTTGTTGTACGGAATCAGTCATTTGTATCTCCTTTTGTTAAGTACACAGTTAATTATCGTTGTTGTAAAAGTGGACAGGCAATTGTGAAAAAACTCAGTTCTTTTTCACTTTCAAATCCAATGCGTGTATTGTACACAATGGTATTGGTATGATCTAAACTGATGCCCTGTCCAACATAGTACCTACTATTTAGATTCTTGCGTATCCAGGAGTCAATGGATTTGATAAGCGAAGGATTGTATCTGTCCAAACTCATGTACTTGAAATGAGGACAGGCAAACTCCACTCTTCGTAGATTGAAATAATCCAAGGGATTGGGTTTGCCATTCTTGAGAGCCATTAGGCAGTTTCCTCAACTTGCTGGTAGTATGCAAATTCGCCCCATGGAGGAACAATTTTATCGTTACCGTGAATAATGAATACTGTGTCACAATAATTTTCATCGCCCCAGCTACCAAAAGGATAACCGTCTGTGAACATGATAAACTTTTTGGGTTGGATATCATGTTCTTTCATATGGTTCCAGTTGGCATCAAAGTCAGTGCCACCACCGCCAATGGGTTGGTACTCATCAAACTCGTCAATATTATATCCATCAAAATCAGCTTCGTTGTAGACTTGGGTATCAAAGCACCAAACTTTAATCTTAAAGTCTTTGTACTCTTGCATAATGCCTTTGATTTCTGTCAAAAAATCTTTGGCTTGTTCGTCACCAATCGAACCACTCATGTCGATGCCAACACAGATGTCAATGGTTTCTTGAAATTGAGTGCCAGGCAATACAGCACTCATGTGCCAACCTTTACGGTTAGGACGCATGAACGAGTAATCATTCTTGATAGTGCTTTGAATCTGTTGACGTAGTATTTCACGCCAATTCATCTTGGGCTCTGTGAGTTCCTTGATCATGCGTTGTACGCTGGCTGGAGTATTTCCCGCACCCGCGGCCTGTGCGGCCTGCATTGTGGCTTCGCGGATCTCATCACGAATTTGTTTGAGTTCGTCTTTGGAATACTTGGGCTGACCATCTTTACCGTTCTCGCCCCAGTCAATATGATCGTCCAGCAATTGACCCAATGCGTTCAATTCTTCTTCGTCCATTTCATCGAAGATTTTGTCGTAAACTTCTTCAGCACCCATGCCATAGTATTTTTGATCATGGAAGATTTTGATACCTTCGATGTTGTGTTCACCTATACGATCTCTAACCAACTGACCATTTACACAATAGTCGGCAGCAATGTTAAAGATACGAGGATTTCTAACTTCACGACGACTCATGTGATCAAACACATTGTGCAATATCTCATGTGCGATCACGAACTCAATCTGTTTCACAGACAATGGTGTAAAAAAATCTCTGTTGAAATAAATGGTTCTGCCGTCAGTTGCGGCTGTGCCCATCCATTCTGAGCCTTCTTCAATTTTAAGGCGTGTGGCCATGTTGCCAAAGAAAGGATGGCGTAGTAGTAAACCCACACGGGCTACAATAATTTTATCGATAATGGGATCTGTATGCGACATGTATGCTCCTTTTGCTCTATGCATATAGTTTAACACCTCCCGAAGGAGGTGTCAAATGGTGTTGAAAACAATTATTTCTCAGTGGCTTGACTGATGTATTTGCCATATTTGGCGTGGAAGGCATCAAAACACTTGATCTCATCTGGGTCCAACGGCAACTTGTATGTGCTCAAGGCCAGTTTTGTTCCCATAATCACCAATTCAGTTTCAAAATTGTTCATTATGAATTCGAAAAAGTTGTTGACTTGATCGTTCCAAGTTTTGGCTTTTTTCTCACAGGCATCTTTCAACTCGTAGCACAGAGACACAGTCAAACTGTACATGGCCGAAATTTCTTTGGAATCCATTTTCTTAACCTTGCCGCTTAAAATGTCAGAGGGATTTGGCATCTTGCTGGCATGTTTGCGATGTGCCATGAAGCTGATAGCGAGACCTTCACCTACGGAACCGCTTACCAAATCAGTTAGCGTTTCTACATCCACATCATCATCTGTAAGCAATTCGCTTACAAAGCTCCAAGAGCGTGGTGTTGCGAACGCACGGCTGGAACTTTTAGGATCAAAATCATACAAAGATTTTTTACTGAAGCTTAAGAAGCCTACAACATCTTGATGTACTTTGTTGTCAACTGCCCAGTCAAAGTAGTCGTCCCAGTTTACTTGCATTTCCAAGTGAACAAAGCGGTTAGCCAACGGAGCAGGCATACGGAATGTAACACCTTTGTCAGTTTCACGATTACCAGCAGCAACCAACACAACATTGTCTGGCAAGTGGTAAGTGCCCACACGACGATTCAAAATCAACTGATAAGCCGCGGCCTGTACACTGGGCGCGGCACTGTTCATTTCGTCTAGGAACAGAATAATTTGTTTATGTTTTTTGGCAAGTTCTGCACTGGGCAATTCGCTAGGTGGGGCCCAACGCATGGTGTTGTCGTTGGAATCAAAATAGGGAATACCTTTGATGTCGGTGGGTTCCCAAAGGCTCAGACGTACATCAATCACATGAGCATCAAGTTCTGTGCCCAATTGTTTGATAATATCCGACTTGCCAATTCCGGGAGGACCCCATAGAAAAATTGGACGCTGATTCTTGAATGCTTTACGCAAACTCTTTTTAGCACCGCTAGGGCCAACTGTACGACTGGATATTTCTGGCATTTTTGTTCCTATGTTAGATTAACAATACATGATATATGTAATGCTGTATGTTTGTATTATATAGTAACATGGGATGTGTGTCAACTGGGATTAGGGTTATTCAGTTCTTTTTCCCTCTGGGTCATTGCTTTTATCAGTCCAAATTTTCTTATGTCGTCTGAAAACAACATGAGCTCAAAACTCTTTCTTTCCGAAAATACGGTGATTGACATCGGGGTTAAAAAATATGGACAGTCTAGATATCTTTCCAAAAAAATTATAGTTTGAGGACTAAGTTCAATGGGTTGAGTAAATGGAATTTCATACTCTTTGAGTTCCAAATCATTTATCAAAAAAGTATAACCTTCTTGACTCAATCTAAAATTTGATTGTTTATTGGCTCTAGTGCTTTGCCACCATTTTCTGCCAAACAGTTTAACATTGGCATCGTCTGCACTTTTGCTCCATTGTTGAAGGAAAATTTTGGTAAGTGCATCTCTAGTGATCATGTGACCGCAACACCTCGAGTCAATTTTATCACCTGGAAATCTCCAGTGCCATAAGTCAAGTTCAACTTTTTAGCAAGATTGTGTGCATGTCCTGGATTTGAAAAACTTGTTTTCTTGTATTTTGGGCCAGGATAGCTGGTGAGGCTGTTGAACGACTTTAGATTGAAAGGCTCTCCTTTGTAGAATACAGCCCAAATGGCTTCTGCCTCTAAAATTTGTTCTGATTTGTAGGTCTTCTTGTTGGTGTACTCTAGCAGTACTTTGGGCTTGGGTCTTGACATTTGCGTATCCGGTGATATACGCATATATTTAGCCTAGTTTTAACTAAAGTGCGCCACCATCCATACTGACAGTTATCACATCATTTGTTTTATTTTTGAGCACACTAAACAGGGTTTCATAGTCTTGCAACAGTTTATCCTGTATTTCCAACAAGGCCAAATTCAACAGTCTGGCCTGTTGTATGGGTATCTTGATTTCTTTCTGTTGTGCCAGCTCCGCTGATCTTAACAATTGAGCAAATTGCGTGATAGAAGTAAGATTAATCTGATTTTGCATTGCTCAACACCTGTTTCATTTCCAATTCAGTTTTGAATGGTCCTTTGTACTCATTGCGTTCCAATGTTATAACTTTGGGGCAAAATGATTTAACCCATCCTTTGTTGAACTTAATGGTGTAGTAACCTGCACAATACAAACTCTTGCTGGCATTGCTTTTGGTAAACAAGGGCAGTTTTCTTCGCACATCGTACATGCTGTTGTAGGGTTTAACACTGGTTGCAAAGCCATGGCATTCATTGGCATCGGACTGTGTAACTTTGACTTTGAGGTTATTGATAAAGAATCTGTCGCCAAATTGCTTTGTTAGATCCTGCTTCTTGTTAAACATAACTTCACCGTTGGTACTGGATAGTACAAACTTGTTGTTTTCTTTCTTGTGTAGTGTTGCGACCTTAGTGCCATTCTGCTCTACGATCCAAAACTTACCATCCACGATAGGCTTGGCGTGTATTTCTGTCATATTTTTCTCCTTGTATTATTCCGCCCCGAAGGCGCTGGAATAATGTATGTATTTATCTCCATTACGCCAATTCTTTTGTTGTATATTTTGCTTGGAAGGGCTCGGCATACGATTGGATATTATCAGCAATCTTTTTCATATCCCATGTATTGCAGAATTTTAGCATGCGTATGCCCACTTGATCTACAGTTTTTGGAACAGCATGCGTTTTGATAGTTTCCTTAATAAAAACTTTTATGTCGTCTGGCTGTGCAGTCAAATCACACAGTTGCACATTGCGTTGATAATCCTCTAGCACCCGATGTTCTTCACCGTTGTGGTCGACCCAACGTTGCAGCATGAGATTGTTCCAATTATATCCGCGGGTGTTACGATCGGAAAATGCCTCTTGGAGACCAACTTTATTCTTTGACCCTTTTGTTCGTACACCTGGATAAGCCGAAAAGACATTGTCACTTGTGTCACCCCGCATGCATTTTTCGAAAAGCATCCACTCTGGATCTTGTGCAGGCTTAGGCTCGCCCGTCTTTTTGTCTTTAACAGGTTTACCTTTAGCATCAAATATTCCTTCATGTGTGATGTGTAAGTCTCCCACACCGTTATACTGGCTCACATTGCTACTAATCAATTGTGCGAAATCTCCGTCTGTACTTATGATAATGTGTTTGTCCGAAGGATGTGCCTTTATCCAACCAGCTATTAAATCATCTGCTTCCAGATTAGGATGACGCATCACAGTGGCATTGGTTTTTTCCGTGATAAAATCTTTGAATTGATCAAAGGCTTCCCAGAACAATTTGTCTTCGTCTTGTTCTCGTTGTGTCATGGCCGCACGAGTTTCTCGTCTGTTTGCTTTGTATGGCTTGTAATAGTCCTTGCGCCACGATCTACCTTCGAGGCAGAACACCACATGACTACCGCCAAAGTCTTGCCATGCCTTCTTGATACTGTTAAGTGTTATATGAAAGGCCATGCCCAACTTGATGTCAGCACTGCCTTGAACCACGTGTCTAGCACGAAAGAATGTATTGGCAGTATCAACTATAATATGTGTCATTCAACTTCGGCTTTGCCGTTCCCTAGTCTGTTTACATTGATAAAACCGCCGATCGTTTGTTTAGGATCTTGTCCTGATTCGGCTAGCATGTTGCCTGCAAGATCTCTAAACCAACGATCCACGATGCTTTCTTCTGGATCACCATCAAAACCATATCCAGCTTGTTTCAATTGTACTATGAATTCTGGATTCCAGTCAAGCTCAAAAAATCCATTACGCACGTTGTCTCTGTTGACATGTGTGTCCAGCACAGCCACATAGGGTTCACCTCGTTCAGTTGCACGAGCTTTTGGAGACATTTTGGCCTGTGCAGCTTTGATTTCTGCGTCTACTGCTTCTTGCAATTTCTGGGATGCCATGTTTTCAGCCACCAGTGCTTCTGCCAGTGCTTGCTCTTTTTGAGCCTCGATCTTGTCTATGCCAAATAATCGTTTTATAAATTTATTCATTTTTCTTCTCCATGCAATCACAATCTCTGCCTTGTCTACAATTGCCTGTACAAGCACTGGGCATGTTTTTCTTCCAGCGCAATAACATGGCAATAACTATTGCCCAGCCAATTATAAAACAAAGTAAAAACCACATGTTAGGTTCCCCAAGCATTGCGCCAAATATCCACTTGCAATCTTGGGCTATAACGATAGCCACGATGCATGGCAAGTTCAGCCACCTGCTTGGTGTTGAGATTGTAAGTTGTTTCTGTGCCACCTAATGGCATCAAGTAAACTGGGCCAGTGAAGCCAGCAGCCCTGTATAGATCCACTGCACGATCAACTTCTACCACATCTTGTTCTGTACTAACAACAAATTTCAAATACACACTGCCCACTTCTTCATAGCTGGCCACGATGTTGGGTTTGATAGCATCCTCCCATGACTCGCCACTACATGTGAGTTTGGGACTAACACTGAAAGTGAATAGGCTTACACTGCTACCAATATCAAATAGCCATGTGCGGAAGTCATTGGTTAACTCCTGGGTGCCGTTTGTTTCATATGTGATATTGGTAAGGCCTTTTTGTTGACAGGCTGCTATCAGTTCAGGATACACTCGTTGCCATCCCAGCAACGGTTCGCCGCCGGTTATCACCAAGTGAATGTCGTGGCCGTCTGGTTGCATCCATAGATTGTTTGGTATAAGACTTTCCATTTTGTGCAACACTTCGGACACTTCCATCATGGGACTGAGATGCTTGAATTTGGGATGCCATGACGCATAACTGTCACATCCTGTTTCAGCTAAGGGCAAGTCGTCATAGCTGGTATACAGGTGTATCACGCCAGCAATATCATCTGGCTCATCTGTCTTTTGCCCACGGGGCATGCCAAACCCTCTGCACTCAAAGTTACAACCAAAGGTACGCAAAAACACGCTGGGCACTCCTGCATAGCGTCCTTCTCCTTGTAGGCTATAAAAAATTTCAGCTACTTTTATTTTACTCATGTTCATCCTGTTCTAAAAATTGTGACACTAGATGCTCTGCATCTTGAATGCTTTCAGCCCATACCACAAAAGTGGCAATGCTATTCTTGACATTGATATTGAAAGGCACCACGCCGTTGGGTAACCAGCCTGTTTCTACTTCACGCTTGATCTCGAACTTATTTAGGTCTGTGGTTTTCATACGATAAATCAATTCATCAAATAGTTGTTTTGCCGTGTTCATGTTGAGCCTTTTTAAACTGTTCCATATCATTCACTGCGCTTAACAGGGTATGTGCGTAGTTATATGCTTGCTGTCTTGACATATGAACTGTTGATTCTGTATCAATGTAGCCTTTTACTAACAATGACCACACATGATGCCAACGTGTTTTTGACCACCAGTTGGTCTTGCCGGTGGTGTATATGTTCACAACAATGTCATATTCATCTGCTTCAACCCATACATTGTGATTGTGAGTTTCATCACCGCAATTACAAGCCACCCGATATACTTTTGAATCGCCCCAGTCGTTTGTTTTCATAATACCTTCGGCCGGTACTTGTAGTTCTAGTGTTTTCATTTTGAAGCGTATTCCTGTTGCATTTTAATGTTATCAAAAAACTCTTTCTTTGCGCCTGGATCAGTTTTAAATGATCCTTGTAACACTGTGGTCTGTGTTAAGCTAGAGTGTGCCATAATACCACGATTTTCGCAACACCCGTGTGTGGCTTGAATATACACTCCTAGGTTTTCTGCTCCAGTGGCCTTTTGTATTTCTCTAGCAATGTCATTGCAAAGTTCCTCCTGGAGAGTGCCCCTGCGGGCACACCACTGAGCTATCCTTGTATACTTGCTAAGTCCAATGAGTTTCTCAGCCGCGATAATACCAATATAAGCAACACCATTAACGGGTTGGTGGTGATGGCTACACATACTGCGAAGCTCGCTACGCACAACCAACATACCTTCGTAACGCTCTGCCGAATCATTAGGAAATGCTGTTGCGTCTGGTGCTGTTTCATATCTTCCTGCCATTACCTCATGGAAATACATCTTTGCAAGTCGTCTAGCAGTGCCTCGGCTGTTGGGATCGTTTTTACGATCGATTAATAAACAATCTAAAACTTTTTCAAATGCCACAGTTGTTTCATTTATTAAGTCTTCCTTAATCTTGTCATCAATGTATTCACTGATGTTATCGCCAGCCCAGAATCTTTTGCCATTTCGTTTCATTACAAAACTCAGATAGTCGTGTGCTGTGCCTTCTTGATAGCCACTGTCGTCATACATGGCATTTAAGCCAGTTTGTTGTTCATCATAATGCATGATTGATTCAGTCATAGTTTATCCTCGTGTGCTATTATATAGAGATATTTAGGCTGTTGTCAATAATTATGTGTTCAAATCAGTACATGGTAACAAAGAATTTATAAACAGTTCAATTTGTCTGAAAGCAAAATCTTGCACAGTTCGTAATCCTTTTTAGATTTGAATTTAAACAGCATGTGATCATGCTTGGGATGGCTCGTGAATCGATTGCCCGGCAATCCAAATACTTCTACTACATCGGCACAAGTTTCATTCCACCATGAATTATTTTGATTTTGCCATGAAATTTTTATTTCATGACTCATGTTGCAGCATGTTCAGCTCGTCTTTGAGGTATTGCAAGTAGTCACTCAGTACCTCTCTTTTTTTCTCGGAATTTTCTTCACTAACGGCATTGGATAGATCTCGCTCCACTCTTCGTATTTTTTCAAGCAACAATTTTATATTTTCTTGTTTCATTTCCAAAACTCCTCCCAGGGATACACTAGCCAACAATCTTGTTCTGCTTTGTTCACAGTCCACACATAGTAGTCTGGATCTTTAAACTCACTTGACTGATTATGTGTTAGTACGGCAAATCTAACTGAATCTCCCCAAACAGTTTCCCAATTGGGATGACCTGGCAAAGCACTTGATTCCCAATCTTTTTTAATCCAAGCAACAGTGGAACCTTGATCATTGATATCATCAACTACTAGAATACGTTTGCCTTCAAACGCATCTTCAGCCATGCCGCAGTTGCTGACAGTATCACCACCATCACGCAAGCTGATGTCCAGGCTGTTCATTTTGATACCAGTATATTGACTGAGCAAGTTGGCAGGAACAAGCCCGCCGCGTCCAATTCCCACGATATAATCTGGCCGCCAACTGTGATTGCTCATTTGACGGGCAATGTCTAAGCAAGCACCTTGTACTTGTTGCCAGGTGTAGTAAATTTTCTTCACAGCGTTAAACCGTGTGCCAATGATTGTAGTTCTTCTTTGGTCATAAAGAAGTTGTAAGTGGCAGAGTCTTGTACCACTCCGTCCTTCAAACTTTCTTGAATAAGATCAAGACTAAACAGACCCTTGGGCATCAGTACTT